TACATTAGATGGAGAAGGTAATGTCAATGACAATTTAAAGAAACTTGAAAATAAACTTGGCGAAAATATTGAAGCCATGAAAAAATCAACTAAAGCATCTGAGGAATTTACAAAAACACAAGTCTCCTTGGATAAACAAATCAGAATCTCAGAATTAGCATTGTTTGGGTATAATTCAGAATTTGCAAAATTATTAGTAAGTGCTGGAAAGTCAGCAGATGCTTTAGTAATGACTAAAGATACAATAAATCAAATTGAGTTTTCCGAAGCTGATAAAGAAGTTCGTGAATTGGCACATAAATTTAGAAGGCTACATGACATTCAAAAAGATATAGAAAAATTAGAAATTGCTGAAAAAGTTATAGAAGAAAATAATGCCCTTGACGAAAATAGAGAAAAGATTGAAGCCCTTTTATTTATGTTAGAAAGATTTCCTGAAAGAAAACAAGAAATTGAAAATGCTTTAAAATCTTTGAATCCAGTAGTTCAAATTTTGGAAGACAATTTTGAAAGAGCATTTGACTCAATAGCACAAGCAATTGCAGATTCCATGACAGAAGGTAAAAATGCAATGGAAAGTTTTAGAAGAATTGCTTTAAATATTATAAATTCATTAATTAGAGACTTTATAAGATTACAAATGGAACAAGCAAAATCAGCATTTTTCCCAAAATCAGGGGGTGGGTCAAGCATGGTTTCAAGTTTGATTGGTGGAATTGGTGGTATGTTTGGTGGTGGAGGAGGTGGTTCTATAGCACCTCATGTTCCAAACTTTGGGGGTGCGGCTAATTTTGGTGGAGGTCAAGCTGGTTCTACTGCATCTTTTATGATGGGTGGTAGTATGAGTGGTCGTGCTGGTGGTGGCTCAATATCAAGAGGAATGCCAACAGTCGTTGGTGAAAGAGGTGCAGAGTTGTTTGTTCCTAATACAAGTGGTAGAATAGTCAACAATGCCAATATAAAAGGTATGGGTGGAAGTACAACTGTGATAAACCAAAATATAAACGTAGAAACTGGTGTTGCTCAAACAGTAAGGGCAGAAATGTTAAATCTATTACCGCAATTTAAAGCAGAAACAATTGGTGCTGTTGCTGAGTCAAGGCTTAGAGGTGGAGAATTTGCAAGTGCATTTTCTGGAGGTAAATAATGGCGGCACCAACTTATCCTTTATCATTTCCAACAACTATAGGAGTAAGCAAATCAGAGTTTGGTTTGCAAAGAGCAGTTGGGTTTTCACAATCACCATTTACTGGTTCTCAACAAGTTTTTGAACATAGTATGGCATTGTGGAATGCAGTGATTAATCTACCGCCAATGTCAAGGTCTCAAGTAGCAGAATATCAAACTTTTTTTATGCAACTACATGGAAGAAAAGGTACTTTTACAATGGGTGACCCTGACGCAAAAACACCATTAGGAAATGCATCACAAACAAATTTGAATGTTGGAAGTGGTGCAAGTATAGGTGCATTTGATGTAATTGTTACAGGACTTACAGGCAACCAACAACAAGCCTTAAAAAAAGGAGATTACATACAATTTGGAAGTGGGGCTGATGCAAAACTTCACATGGTTGTTGTGGATGCAGATGCTAATGTGGGTGGTCAAGCAACAGTACAAATTGAACCTGCATTAAAAGTCGCAGTGACCACCTCCACCACAGTCACAATTAGAAATACAGTTGGAGTTTGGCGAATGAATACAAATGAACTGAATTGGAATAGTGACAATGTATCTAAATATGGATTTTCTTTCAGTTGTCAGGAGGCATTTTGAACAAAGATAAATTAGAAGTATTAGTCCGAGAAGACCCAAAGCTAATGATTATGTTGAGAGTAGCATCAGAAGAAGGTGCAAAAAGAGCATTAGCAAAAGTTGGATTAGAAGACGAAGATGCTGGAAAAGATATTCATGATTTAAGAACATTAATTGAAAGCTATAGGTC